TCAACAAACAGTTGACAATCAACAATTAGTTGGCGACAACCCCGATTCGTGTTACTTGCAGGGCATGGCGTCCTTGCAAGACCGTCTCAACGAAGCCGAAGCTGCCTATCACGCCCTTCAGTGCGGGCAGGCGGTCGCGGAAGTGCGCGACCAGAACGGTGAGAGTATCCGCTATACCACGGCGAATGCTTACCGGCTGCTCGGCTATATCCAGGATCTTCGACGCCAACTCGGTCTAACGACCCCGAGTTATACCCCGATGCGAGTCATCTTCTGATGGCGGATGACTTCGACGAGTTGCTGGCGACCGGTTCCCCCGTCCCCGGTACGCCGGCCCTCCCGCCGGGCGCAGTTACGATCCCGGCTGCGCCCGGCGGTGAGCGTGCTTTCGGTGCCTTCGACGGCGCCGACCGGCTGAACGCACAGATCGCCAACTGGACGCCGCGTCTCGCGTCTGCCGATCAGGACATCATCCCTGACAAACCGGTAGCCGACGCCCGCGCCCGCGATCTGATGCGCAACGACGCCTATGTGCAGGGCGGCGCGCAGCTTCACAAAGACAATATCGTCGGCAGCCAGTTCATCCTGAACTCGAAGCCGGCATCGCGAGTGCTGTTCGGCGCGGAAGACGAAACCTTTGAGGCCGAGTTCCAGGCCGAAGTCGAAGAACTGTTCGACCTCGCCGCCGAGTCGCCGGACAATCTGTTCGATGCGTCTGGCGTCAACACCTTCACCGATCTGATTCGACTCGCTGTCGGTATCCATGTCGCCGCGGGCGAAGTGCTGGCGACGGTCGAGTGGGTGCGCGACGGGCGTCCGTTCAACACCGCGATCCAGATGGTCGATCTCGACCGGCTGCAGACCCCGCCGCTGATGATGAAGGACTCGCAGGTGCGGGCCGGCGTGAAGCGCGATGTCCGCGGCAAACCGATCTCCTATTTCATCCGCAAGACGCACCCCAACGACTACCTGCCGTTCTTCGCCTTCACCGACGTGCTGGAACAGTATGTGGAGGTGCCGGCGGCGAAGCCCTGGGGCCGCAAACAGGTCATCCATCTGTTCGAGCAGCAGCGTGCCGGGCAGACCCGTGGCATCGCCGCAATGGTCGCCGCGCTGAAGGAAATGCGCATCACGAAGCGCTTTCGCGATGTCACCCTGCAAAATGCGGTCACGCAGGCGCTCTACGCGGCGGCGATCACCTCCGACATGCCTGCCGAGGCAATCATGCAGACGCTCGGCGGCACCACGGATGCCGAGGCGTTCCAGCGTGCGTTCACCGAATACACGATCGGCTACATGCAGACCGTCGATCAGTTCGCGGGCGCATCGCGGAATCTGAAGGCTGACGGCGTCCGCATCCCGCATCTGCTGCCCGGCACCAAGCTGGAGATGCTCTCGCCCGGCAATGGTGGTCCGCTCGGCATGGAGTTCGAGCAGTCGCTGCTGCGCTACATCGCGGCGACGCTTGGCGTCAGCTACGAACAACTCAGCCGGGACTACACCAACACGAACTACTCCTCGGCGCGCGCCGCGATGAGCGAGACCTGGAAGTTCATGCAGGCCCAGAAGAAGGTCATCGCGGATCGGTTCGCGACGATCATCTTCCGCCTGTGGCTGGAGGAAATGATCAACGCCAACGCGCTGACGACTTTCCCGAAGGCGAAAGCCGTCGACCTCTACACCAGCGGCCGGCTGAACCTGAAGTTCGATGCCCTGTCGCGCTGCGACTGGATCGGGGCGTCGCGCGGTCAGATCGACGAGTTGAAGGAAACACAGGCCGCCAAGCTGCGTGTCGACGCGGGCTTCTCGACCCGCGAACAGGAGATCGCGCGACTGGGCGGCGATTGGCGGAAGATCTTCCGCCAGCAGGCCCGCGAGAAGGCGATGGCCGAGTCGCTGGGTCTCGCGTTCGCCCAGCCCGATCCGTCGATGATGAACGCAGTGGCGGGCGCTGCCACGCCGACCGACAACCCCAATCCGGATGGTGCGCGCGTATGACCATGAACCCTCTGATTTCCCGTTTCGCCGGACAGGACGCTCTCGTCGAGCCGTCGCAGACGGCGCGTTTTGAGGCGTGCCTTGCGGCGGTAGCCGAGCATCCCCGTTTCGGCGAACTGGCGACGATCGTCAGCGATGACGATTTCTGGGTTGCCGATGACGATTCCTTCCTCGCGATGCTGCGACCCTACACCGTGGTCGACGGCATCCTGCAGATCCCGGTAAAGGGTGTCCTGCTGAACAACTTCCCCTATGCGTTCTTCGATTACGCGACGGGCTACGAGTATATCTGGCAGGCGTTCAAGCGCGGCTGCGGCGATTACGCGACCGGCGTCATCCGCGGCATCGCGCTGATCTGCGACACTCCCGGTGGCATGGTTGCCGGCTGCTTCGACATGGTCGACAAGATGGTCGCCCTGAAGGAGAAACTGGGCGTACCGGTCGCCGGTTTCGCGCATGAGTCCGCCTATTCCGCCGGCTACGCCACGATCAGCGTGGCCGATCGCGGTCAGATCTACGTCAGCCGTACCGGCGGCGTCGGTAGCATCGGCGTCGTGACCGGCCATCTCGATGTATCCGGCGCGATGGAGCAAGCCGGGCTGAAGTTCACCTATATCGCCAGCGACCCGTCGAAGGTCGAGGGCAATCCCTATGAGGCGCTGTCGGCTGACGCGAAGGCTCGTATCCAGGCTCGCATCGACGAGTTGTACGGGATCTTCGTCGCCGCCGTGGTGCGGAGTCGCGGGCTGTCGGAAGACGCCATCAGGAACGACCTGAAGGCGTATTGCTACACGGCCACGCAAGCGGTGTCGAACGGGCTCGCCGACCAGATCGGAAGCCTCGAAGACGCAACGTCGGCATTTGCCGGCTTCCTGGACGACCAGTCCGACAACCAAGGAGAAGAAGACATGTCCACGCAGGACACGTCGGCGGTCGATCAGGCCGCCGCGATCGAGAGTGCCGTGGCTGCGGCGCGTGCGGAGGAACAGCAGAAGGCGAGCGCCGCTGCTGCCGCTGCGGTTGCCGCCGACCGTGAACGCCAGAAGGCGATCACCGGCAGCGAGGAAGCCAAGGGTCGCGAGTCGCTCGCCACCCACTTCGCGCTGAACACCAACATGTCGGCCGAAGACGCCATCGCTGCACTGGCAGCGGCGCCGAAGGCTGGCGCGGAAGCCCCGCAGGGTCCGTCGTTCGAGACCGCGATGGATTCCTCGCAGCAGCCGAACGTCGGTGCCAACACCAACGACAACACCGAAGATGCCCGTGCCAACGGCGACGATGTCCTTGCGATGATCGGCGCTGTGGGTCTGCGCGGCTTCAAGGTCCAGCAGTAAGGAGACCCTGACAATGCCGACTCGCAATCCTTCGTATGACAACGTCGACGGCTGGGGTCGCCCCGCTTTCGAGGTGCTTGACGACTACACCATGTCGGTGCTGCTGGCTGGCGCGACGCCCGCCCTCAGCGACCCGCTCTCGGTGCTGCTCGCCGACAGCCAGATCCTCGCCATCTACTCGGTGGTCGGTCTCGACTCCAGCGGCAAGCTGACGCTGGCGACCTGGGGCACCAACGGCAGCGATGGTGTCAAGGCGATTGGCGTTCTCGCCCGCGCCGCGATCTCGGGCACGTCGAACACCACGGTCAAGGGCAACGTCTGGTATCAGGGCTGCTTCAACATCGACGACAAGTCGCCGCTGGTGTGGCATTCCTCGTTCGACACCGAGGAGAAGAAGCGCGCGGCCTTCATCGGCTCGCCGTCGCCCTGCCAGATCGTTACCCGCCGCCGTCTCGGCGCTGGCGCGTAAGAAAGGACACAAGCTACGATGCCTGCTCCCACTCCGTATACCCAACTCTGGGATACCCGCCGCTCGCTGGGCGTCATGCGCGCCATTCAGAGCGAAACCCGGTACTTCGGCCAGTTCTTTCAGAACGAAGTCCGCTCGACCGATGCGTGGATCGACTTCGAGAAGATGCCGATCCGCAAGCGCAAGCTCGCTTCGTTCGTTCTCCCCAAGGCCCGCGGTCGCGGCGTCTGGGAAGACAGCCAGCGCGCCTACCGTTTCAAGCCCGGCTACATCAAGGTCGAGGAAACCATCGACGACGAAATGCCGCTGACCTTCCAGCCCGGCATGGGTTCGGTGTTCGACGCCAACCAGCTCACCGACATGCAGCGTCTGGACCTGATCCGCGCGCAGATGCTGGCGTCGATGGACGAAGCGATCGACCGCCGGCTCGAATGGATGCGCGCCCAGGCGATCATCAACGGTCGCTACACGATGACCTACGACTCGGGCGAATCGTTCCTGATCGATCTGCAGCGTGACTCGGCGCATACGATCACGCTCGGCTCGGGCAGCCGCTTCGGCGACTCGGGCGTGTCGATCGTGGACTTCATCCAGACCCAGGTCGACCGGATGAACAACGCCGAGTTCGGCGGCATGGTGCGTCGCATCACGATGTCGTCGGCGGTCGCGAAGATCGTTCGCGCCGACGCCGAGTTCCAGAAGCATCTGGACCTGACCATCCGTGGCGCGACGATCACCGTCGAGCGCGGCCTGGTCAGCGGCGGACCGAACGGCGGCAAGGTCTACAAGTTCGGTGAAATGGTGGTCGGCGGCGCGTCGGGCATCACCATCGAACTGTGGGTCAACGACGAGACCTACCTGGCCGACAACGGCACCGTGACTCGCTATCTCGGCGCCAACCAGATGCTGTTCACCGCGGACCCGGCGTCGATCATGGGCTACATGGCCTATGGCAAGATCATCGACCGCGATGCCCAGTATCAGGCGCTGCCGAAGTTCCCGAAGAACTACGTGCAGACCGAGGGTGACATTACGACCGAGTATATGAACATCAAGTCGGCCCCGCTGGCTGTGACGATCAACCCGGACGCGACCCTCGTGGCGAACGTCATCGCGTAACAAGGTGGCCCCGGCGGCATGGTGCTGTCGGGGCTATCACCAAAGGAGTGACCTGACATGAGGAAGTTGATGTTTGCCGTTCACCAGATTCAGGATGCGAACGGCACCTATCTGAACGAAGTGTTTGAGCCGGCGGCTGCCGACCTCGAAGCGTTCGAGCGCGTCGGCGCGGTGCGTGAGCCGACCGAAGAAGAACTCGCGTTCTACCAGCTGACCAACGCGCCGGCCGCGAAGGCTCCGGCCCCGAAGAAGCCGGCTGCCGGTGCAGCGGACGACGAGATCAAGTAACCAGTGACTTCCTTCCGTGACATCAAGCGGAAGATGCGCCGGGACGTGCATGATCGGATGCTTGTCCCGGCGCTTTACTACGCCACGCCGACCGCAACTCCGCGGCCTGTGATCGTGCGCCTGCATACCAAATTCGGTGCCGCCATCGGAACGCTGCCCAACAATCAGGGCGCCCAGATGGTCGAGTACGAACCCAAGATACTGTTCCTGACCGCCGAGGTCGCCCGTCCGCGCGTCGGCGCGATTGTCTCCGTGGAGGTGGGGGAAGCCTACCGCGTCGAGGCCGCTGATCCTTCGGACGACATCACGATCACGGCGAAGGTCAGCCGGTTGCCGGTCGAAGATCCTCTGCTCGCCACCCTGGTAGTGCCGTGAGCGAGGACATCTATGTTGTGGCTATCGAGGGCCTGTCCGAGACGCGACCGCTCGAATCGCTGCCGCCGAAGATTCTGACGGCGGCCGCGCGAGCGATCAACCGAACCGCCGATCGCGCCCGCACCCGTGCGGCACAGCAGATACGGGATGAGGTTGCATTTCCGGCGTCTTACCTGAACCCGTCGCAGGGTCGCCTTGCCGTGTCGAAGAAGGCGCGGGCCGACGACCTCGAAGGTGTCATTTCTGCCCGGACGCGACCGACCATGCTGGCGCGTTTCGCCACCAGCGGGACACCGGGGAAACCCGGCGTCACGGTGGAAGTGGCGCCGGGTTTCGCCAAGTTCATGAAGCGGGCGTTCCTGATCCGGTTGCCCGCCGGCCGCAACGGCGATGTCGAGACGAAATCCAATCTCGGTATCGCGATTCGGTTGAAGCCCGGCGAAGTCATCCGGAACAAGCGGGTAATGCAACAGATCAAAGGCAACCTCTATTTGTTGTTCGGTCCGTCCGTGGATCAGGTTTTCAAAGGAGTCCGCGAAGACATCACGCCGGAGACCTCCGACTTTCTGGCAAACGAGTTCTCGCGGCTTCTCGCAGTGGATCTTCCGGCATGACACTCCCCTTCAAGCTGCAGGCTCTGCACGCCCTCACGGATGCGTTCAAAACCATCACCCCGGCGAACGGCTACCATTTCGACCTTGCCGATTTCGTAGACGGCGACGGTGTTACCGTGTCGCGTGTTTATCGCGGTCGCCCGTGGTTCGGTGACAGCGATCCGATTCCGATGGTCAGCGTTCTCGAAGCTGGCGATCCGTTCGACATCATCGCCGAGGCGCAGCCGTCAGCCGGTATCGCCGAGAACGACTGGGCGCTGAACGTCCAGGGGTTCGTCATCGACGACAAGACCAATCCTACCGATCCCGGCTACCTTCTGCTGGCTGACCTGCGGAAGTGTCTTGCCGCCGAGGCTGCGCGGCGATCGGCGAACGGTCGACAGCCAAATCCGCTGGGGCTGGGCTTGGGCAAGAACAAGGTTGTCTCACTGCGCTTCGGCTCGGGCACGGTGCGACCGGCAGACGATGTATCGGCGAAAGCATGGCTGTGGCTGCCGGTCACTCTGCGAATTGTGGAACATGCGAGCGACCCATACGCCGTCTAGCTTTGCAGGCGGTTTCACGGTATTAGTGACATAGCACGACGAAAGGTGAGACACGATGGCGACCAACAACGAAAATTACGTCCTCGGGCGTGGTGAGATCTGGTTCAAGAAGGACGGCGACACTGCCTTCCGGTTCATCGGCAACGCGCCGACGTTCAACCTGAACATCACCAGCGAGAAGCTGGAACACTTCCGCTCGACGCGCGGCGTCCGCGAGAAGGACGCGACGATCAGTCTGCAGACGAACCGCACCGCGAACATCGTCGCCGAGGACATCAATCTCAACAACCTGGCGCTGTTCTTCCTCGGCGAAACGCTGTCGGTCACGCAGGGTGCGCTGACCGCTCAGACCGAGACGTTCAACGGCGTGAAGCTCGGCTACGGTTATCAGGTCGGCGTGACGGCGCTGCGTCCCGGCGGTCTGCGCAAGCTGACGACTCCGGTGCTGAAGAAGGGTGCCACGGTGCTGGTCGCAGGCCGCGACTATACCCTCGACGCGACGCGCGGCTGGCTGGAAATCCTCCCCGGCGGCACGCTGATCGACGGTGACAATGTGACGCTGGAATTTGGCGTTGCCGCGAACAAGCGCGACCAGGTGATCTCGGGCAGCAACTCGGTGACCGGCGAACTGAAGTTCCTGGCGTACAACGCCGAGGGCAACAACATCGACTACTGGTTGCCCTATGTCGAGATCAGCCCGAACGGCGAGTATTCGCTGATCTCGGAAAACGCGCTGCAGACCCTGCCGCTGACGCTGGATGTGCAGACCCGTGGCAACCTGGCTGCCGTCTATCTCGACGGTCAGGCCGTGGTCGCATAACCGAAGGAGACAGGGATCGTGTCTTCACTTCGCAATCTCCGGAACCCGATTCCGGAACTCGTGGTGCAGGTCTCGGACGGGGAAGGTTTCCCCGTCCGGGGCGTCTCGCCTGCCATGCTGCTCGGCCTCTACAACCGGCACGCCGGGCAACTCTCGAACCTGTTCGAGCGACTGGCCGAACGGTACAGGACCGCCGGCAACTTCGAGGCCGAAGACGCGCAGGCGGTCGTTCTCGGGCTGCTCAACGACGCGCCGATCATCATGGCCGAGATCGTGGCCCTCGCGACCGGCAGCGATCCTGCCGACTCGGCGAACTGGGAACTCGATCTCGAAATCGCATCGAAGCTGCCCTTCCCGGTTCAGGTCGATGCGCTGATGAAGATCGGCCAGTTGACCTTCACGTCGGATATGCCGCCGGGAAAGCTGATGGCCCTCGTAGTGGGGGCAATCAACAGCCAAAGCGGCAAGATCTCGGCGACCTGAAGACTTGGCTGTGGGGTGTCCGGCGAAAGGTGAGCCTGCTTCTCGCCAACGGTCACCCCGAGGCCATGAACTATCCGCTGGGGATGGTCAGCGATGAAGCCGAACTGATCGTGGAACGGCAGAATCGCAACCTCGCTACCGGCGCGATTCTGATGCAGGCCGCAGTCGGGTCGACGCAATACACGGAAATGGGGGAAGTGTTCCGGCAGCTTATTGCCGAACTGAACGGAGAATAGACTGGTGGCGCAAAAGGATACCTCCGTCAACCTCGTAATCCGCGCACGCAACGAGGCTGACCGCGCCATCAATACGGTCACCTCGGCGGTTCAGAACCTGCTGGACACGACCGAGAAAGGCGGCAGCAAGGTCGCGGCGCTGACGAAGTCGCTGCTCGACATCGACAAGGCTGCCGGCACTATTTCTGCGGCCGCTGATCGCGGTGAAGCGGCGTTCAATAAGCTGAGTCAGCAGATCGACACCCGCCGCGCCGAACTGGCCGGGTTGCAGGCTGAAGCCAAGAGTGCTGCCGAGGCGATCCGCAATCTCAACAGCGGTGACGCGATCGTCAATGCCGGTCGCGATCAGAGCGCTCGCCTCGCCCAGTTGAAGACTGTCGAGGCGGCATACGACTCGCTACAGGCGAAGATCGTCCGTCTGTCATCGACGATTGCTGCCGACGAAGCCCGGCTGAACAACAGCCGCTCGGCCCTGCAGCAACTCGGCTCGACCGCGATTGCAGCAGCAGACGGGCAGGCGCGTCTGCGTGCCGAGATCGAACTGGAAACGCAGGCTCTTACGCGACAGGCAGCCGAGGCCGAGCGTGTAACCGCGATTCAGGCCCGCATCAACGCGCTGACCGGTGTTGATCGGCAGGCCACGTTCGACGGCAACCGCGCCGCGCAATCGGCCGAGATTCTGGCAGAGGCGGCGGCGCGCGATGCGCTGACCCAGAAATATCGCCAGCAAGCGGCAGAGGCCCGCGAACTTGCGGCGGCAGAGGCTGCCGAAGCTGCCAATCGCCGCCGTTTCGGAATCACCGAAGACCCCCGCGGCACGCAGGCCGCGCAATCGGCAGCGGTGTTTCTGCAGCACGCGCGTGCCGCAGAAGAAGCC